AGCACCACTGTTGCTGGCCTGTTTGTTGTCCGTGGTCACTACTAGACTTACCTTCTGATTGAGAATAGTTACATAATGTTGGATAGCACTTAACGATGAAATTAAATATCCAACTGATCCAACTAATAAAGGTAATAGAGCAAACAATAGTTTCTCTATAAATGCGCCTTTTTCTTGTGTTTGTTCTGCCATTTTATCCCCTTTTAGTTTGTATAGCGAAAAGGTCAGGAGCACGTTGCATGCTCGGATAAAGTCATATATAATACGTTATTTATAGAACTAACTAGATGCTTTTTTATACTAATATCTTTGCTCGCGGAAACTATGTCTACTTTCGTGGGTTCAAAGATGGTAAACGGGTAAACCAAAAGATACCTTTTCAACCGACATTCTATGTTCGATCTCCGAAGGATACTGGGTTTAAATCTCTTTGGGGTGAAAATCTCGATAAAGTGAAGTTCTCTTCTATCTATGAAGCCAAGGACTTTGTAAAGCAGTATAAAGATGTAAGTAATTTTCCTATCTATGGAAATTACAATTATGCTTATCAGTTTATTAGTAAGATATTTCCTGAGACGATTGAATTTGATATCTCGTTAATGAACATTCTAACGATCGATATTGAGACTACAACTGAGTATGGTTTCCCTGATGTTAGAAATGCGCAAGAGCAAGTTATCCTAATATCTGCGCAAAACTTTAATACGAAACAGATTACTACTTTTGGGTGTGGTCCATACTTAAGTAAAAAAGATAATGCGACGTATGTCAAGTGCGCAGATGAATTCGATCTGCTTAGAAAGTTTATTAATTTTCTTAAAGACGACTACCCAGATGTTATCACTGGTTGGAATAGCCAGCTATTTGACGTAGCGTATATCTCATCTAGAATTATTAAGGTATTGGGTGAGAAAGCTCTAGAAGAGTGTTCACCTTGGGGTATCATTACAACCTCAGAAGTACCTTATGCTAGAGGTAGAACGCAGTTAGCATATACTTGGATGGGTATCTCTATCCTTGACTATATGGATCTGTATAAAAAGTTTTCCTACAAGATGGTTGAAAACTATAAGTTGGATACTGTTGCTAAAGAAGAACTGAATAAGGAAAAAATTAAGTCCCCGTTTGCGACGTTTAAAGAGTTCTATACCAACGATTGGGAGTTGTTTGTAGACTATAATATTGTCGACGTTGAGTTGGTTGACCAATTGGAAGATAAGATGAGAATCATTACTCTGATTCTCACGATGGCTTATGATGCTAAGTGTAACTTTACAGATATCTTTTCTTCTGTAAGAACGTGGGATTGTATTCTTTATAATAAGTTACTCAAGCAGAATATTATGGTGCATAACCCACCTGGTGTTGATCCGGAGTTCGATAGACAGATCATGGGTGCATATGTTAAGGAACCTAAACCGCAACAGTATGATTGGGTTGTATCTTTTGATGCTACTTCTCTATACCCGTCTATTATTATGACGTGGAATATGTCTCCAGAGACGCTTGTTAATGGGCAGAAGTATCTTGCCGATGACGATAGAAGTATTCAACGTCTCATCGATAGAGATTTTAAGACAGATACTCTTCATGACGAAGAAGTTACAATGACTGCTAATGGTCAGTGTTTTAGAAAAGATAGAACGGGAATCTTTCCTGAGTTAATTGACTTCTACTTTACTGAGCGTCAAGTTGCTAAAAAGCTAATGCTTAAAGCGCAGACTAATTATGAAAAGACAAAAGATAAAAAATATCTGAATGAGATTTCTAGTCTTAACTCCAGGCAGATGGCAGCTAAGATTTTAATGAATTCACTTTACGGTGCAATGGGTAATATTCACTTTAGGTACTACGATATTCGTATTGCAGAAGGCATTACTATGACCGGGCAGTTTCTTATTCGATCGGTTGCTAATAAACTTAATACATTCGTAAATAAAGAATGCAAAACGAAAGATGTAGAATATTCCTTCTATGCTGATACTGACTCTACGTATATTACGTTAGGTGAATTGGTAAAACGGAATATAAAGGATAAGACTAATGAAGAGATTGTAGATGTTTTAGATAAGTATTGTATAAAGCAAATTGAACCTGCAATCAATGAAGCTTGCAATGACATATCAGAGTACTTAAACGTATACCAACGCAAGATTCAGTTTAAACGTGAGATTATTGCTGATCGCGGTATCTGGATTGCAAAGAAGCGATATGCTGTAAATGTATATAACTCTGAGGGTGTCACATATAACCCACCTAAGTTAAAAGTACTGGGTATGGAGATCGTAAGATCATCTACTCCTGCTCCGGTTCGTAAAGCATTAAAAGAAGCAGTTAGTATTGCACTAACTAAAGACGAGGCAACGCTAAGAGCATTCGTTGCAGATTTAGAAATGACTTGGCATTCCCTTAAGCCTGAAGACATTGCATTCCCTAGAGGAGTTAATGGCATTAAGGAATATAGTGATCCAAGTTCTGTGTTTAAAAAAGGTACTCCAATTCATGTGAGGGGTGCTCTGATTTATAATCATCTGGTTAAGAGTAAAAATCTTGAAAAGAAGTATCAACTGATTCAAGAAGGTGATAAGATTAAATTCTTGTATCTCAGAGAACCTAATATCTTAGGTACTCATGTTATTACGTTTACAGGTGAGATTCCTCCTGAGTTTAGAATACAGGATTATGTTGATTATGATAAAATGTTTGAGAAGTCTTTTCTCGAACCCCTTAACTCTCTGCTTAGCTGTATTGGATGGCAAGTTAGAGAAACCGCATCTTTAGAAGGATTATTCGGATGAAAAATTTATTAGCTTTATTAATTACAGCATTAGTTACCCTACCAGCGCTCGCTCAAAAGGTACCCAAAAACTCAGCTACCTATGATGCTCAAGTCTTACGTGTAAGTGATGGTGATACTATTGTTATTGCAGCGCCGTTTTTACCTGCTCCTTTAAAGCCTGAGCTTGCAGTAAGAATTTTTGGTGTTGATACGCCAGAAAAAGGTTTCCGTGCTCAATGCCCACAAGAAGATCAACAAGCACAGCTAGCTAGTAAATGGACCACACATTTAATTTCACAGGGCGGTAAAATACAAGTTACCCTCTATGCATGGGATAAATTTGGTGGTAGAGTACTTGGGGATATTATTGTAAATGGTCAAAGTGTCCGTAGTGGATTAATTGCTAACGGACTAGCTCGTGAATACTACGGTGATGCTAAACAAAGCTGGTGTCAGTAGTTAATTTGCACTTATGTGCTGGTTATGTTATAATATGATGAACTTTAGGAGTTATAATGTCTTTACTTGATAAAATACAAAAGAATAGTACTATTAAGGATACTGCTATTCTATCTGCATCTAAATTCTTTCAGAAGAAAGATATGATTGCAACTACGATCCCTGCAATTAATATTGCGTTATCGGGTCGTATCGATGGAGGTCTTACCCCTGGTCTAACTATGTGGGCTGGACCTTCGAAGCATTTTAAAACTGCGTTTTCGTTGCTGATGGCTAAGTCTTACTTAGACAAATACCCTGATGCGGCTCTTTTATTCTACGATTCAGAATTTGGTACTCCTCAGTCCTATTTTGATTCGTTTGGAATTGATGCAAAGCGAGTACTGCATACGCCTCTTACTAATATTGAGCAACTTAAGTTTGATATTATGACTCAGCTTGATAGCATCGAACGTGGTGATCATTTGATTATTATTATCGACTCGATTGGTAATCTGGCGTCTAAGAAAGAAGTAGAAGATGCTTTAGAAGGTAAGTCTGTTGCAGATATGTCTAGAGCAAAGCAGATTAAGTCTTTGTTCCGAATGGTAACTCCTCATCTATCTCTAAAAGATATTCCGATGGTAGTTGTTAATCATACCTATAAGACTATGGAGCTGTATGCGAAAGACGTTGTAGGTGGTGGTACTGGTTCTTACTATGCAGCTGATAATATCTTTATTCTTGGACGTCAGCAGGAAAAAGATGGTCAAGAGTTAGTAGGATATAACTTTATTATAAACGTTGAAAAATCTAGGTATGTTCGTGAGAAGTCTAAAATACCAATTACAGTTAAGCATGATGGTGGTATTAGTCGTTGGTCTGGACTACTGGATATGGCTCTAGAATCAGGGCATGTAATTAAACCAAGTAATGGTTGGTACTCTAAGGTTGATAAAGAGACTGGTGAAATAAGTGATAAAAAAGTCCGCGAAAAAGATACTGATACAAAAGAGTTCTGGATGCCTATACTTATGTCTCCTTCGTTTCAGAAGTGGGTTAAAGAGACATACCAGGTAGCGAATGGTAGTATTCCTTCGGATAGTGATATCTTAAAAGAGTATGCAGATGCTGAGGAATGATCTCTATAGGCCCTGGTTCGTAGGTGAGGACTGGGGCTTTGAATTTATTACCGGGGAATATAAAGATCTCGCTGTACAGGTTGAAGATATAAAGTTTGAAGAGAGTAAACTTGATCTTAAGTATCATATTGTGAATAGACCGTCCTTGGTTACTGAAGAGGATGTTAAAAGTGAAGCATTTGAGTCACTTATTGAAATTGTTATTAATGATATACTAAACGAAGCGATACAAGAATATGACAAGACTAGAAACGACGATTCTAAGAAATCTGATACATAATGAAAGCTATATGCGAAAGGTATTGCCGTTCTTAAAGGAACAGTATTTTACCGAAGAGAGTGAGCGCACGATTTATAAACTATCTAACGAGTTTATAAACAAATATAATAAAGCACCTACTAATGAGGCTTTATCGATTCTATTACAGAACTCTAATACCAATGAGGGTCTGTTCAAAGAAACTGCAGAGGTAATTAATAGCCTTGTAGTAGATGCTGAATCTAAAACGGTCAATATGGAATGGCTATTAGACGAAACGGAAAAGTTTTGTAAAGATAAAGCTGTATATAATGCTATTCTGCAATCCATTGGAGTCATGGAGGGCAGAGATAAAAATATCGCTAAAGATGGTATTCCGTCTCTATTGCAAGATGCTCTAGGAGTATGCTTCGACTCATCTGTAGGACATGATTATTTTGAAGATGCTACAACTAGGTTTGAGTTCTACAATAAAGTAGAAAATAAGATTCCATTCGATCTAGACTTCTTTAATAAGATTACTCAGGGTGGTATACCAAATAAGACTTTAAATATCGTACTAGCTGGAACTGGTGT